TTGGTCATGAGAAGCGATTCCAGGCATATATATATTATAAACTAATTAAAGACTACTTGCATGTCACCAGTGAACACGGTGCCATTAACGGCACTTAGCGGTAAGCAAACGGCGCTGATATAGGCATCGTCCTGCACAATTGGCAGACTTGCTGCTTGCATAAGCAAATCCTTTTCAACAGGGGCATCAATACCTCTGATTTGTGTTTGAAATAAAGGCTTTACAAGGATTAGGGCAAACAATCCACCAGAATCTGGTGTAATCATGGTAATGCTCTCAATAGAACGAACGCCTGAATCACCATCCTGTAAACCGATAAAAGGATTACCAGAGCCTGCAACTGTACGGTCAGAGGTAGAAATAGAACCAATCGCCGTTGAAGCATTAAGGGTCATTACCTTTGACGTTCTGCCTGATACTCCTTCGCTATTCGTATAGTTAACTGTAAAAGTTGAACCACCTGTGCGACCTGCGAGTGTTACAGCCATCATCATCACGCCGTCGCCATCCGTATACCTTGGCAAGGTGACCGTATTATCGAGTAATTGTTCTTCGACAGTATCATCGCCGATGGTCGGATAATAAAGAAGATAGTCACAAACGATAATATCAATTGGTAATGCCGTCGCTGTGGTCGTCATGACCATGAACTTGCGAATAACCTTTTGCATTGGGGATACGTTCGCCCCATGGAAGATGCCGCCGTCTGTGCTTTGGGCAATAGCCTTGGCAATTAACGGAGGGGAATCAAACCAGAACTTAGCAACGGGATTTCCTGGTGAGGATGTTAGGTCAAACCAAATACCAATCGTCGTGACCTGTGTAGGGGCTTTTCTCCAACCGTAATAGCGCGAGCGTCCTTCACGCTCGGCGTTTACTACGTCAGAAATGCCCTTAAATCCTGCCATAATTACATCTTAATGCCGCCGTGACCGTGTGCTTCGCCCGACATTTCAGCAACGATAGAAGCACCACAATCGCAGTTATATTGCTTATCATCACCGTCTACAATGACGACAGCGCCACACTTTGAGCAGTGATAAGCCATATTAGTCCTCGGTTACTACAAGCGCTCCAATAGCGAACTGTGGCTGAATACCAGAAGAAATAGCGCGGGAAGCGGTAAGAGCGCCTGAATAGATAATGACACCTGCACCAGAAGAAGTATCTACAATGCCGACGTAGGTAATGGTTTCAGAACCGCCAGTACATTCTGGGAACTGGATAATGCCTGTATTTGACGTTGAACCTGATGCTGCCGCTGTGAAGGCCGTTGCAGCCGTTACCGTTACGCGAGCGTAAGAAGTATAAGCCGCTTCGTTAGTGTCTGCTGAGCCTGCTTCACCTGGATCAGCCGTATAGAGAGCGATATAGCGGTTAGCGTTGGCACGAAAAGAAGGGTCAACGGCGCGTAAAAGCGCGTCGAGTGTCGAGTTCTCGGAGGAGTTGGATTTGGACATAGAAAATTATGAGTAGCTTACTATATTATACCACGCTTACGAGTATGTGTAGCTAGCTCGGTCGTCCCAGATCTTATCAAAATCAGAGTCGCCATCTGCCCAAGTGATCACAAGACCAGAAGTTGAGTCGAGCTTCTTAATACGCCACGTTGAAGCTGACCCTGCGGTACCAGGGAGAGCTTCTCCAACATAAGTAATTGTTGCACTCGCTTCATCAAGGAATACGTTGTAGAGACCGCTAGAGACGATCCACGGGGTAGTCCCTTGGGAAACGACGACGACCTCTCCTTTTAGTAAACCTTGATCGAGTTGCATACTTAGTTAAGTTCGCTAATAAGGGATTTTAAGGCATCCTTAGCCTCTTTGAACTTAGCCTGGATTTCAACAGCTTCACTTAGACCCGCTTCAATCTCTTTCAATTGAGCAGCCTTTTCGAGAACCTGCTTTGAGAGATCCGCAACTTCTGCTTTTACCTTGTCCAACTTGTCACTTGCAAGGATAGCCTGTTCTTCTGCCTCTGCTTTCTTTTCAAGAAGACCGCGGACAATAGACTCCTGATCTTTCGCAAGGACAATAAGGCGCTTAGTCTCCTGTTCGGTAACAGTGAGGGTGTTCTTTGCGGTCTCAATTGCCTTCGCTAGTTCCTTAGGAAGGGCTACATTCGATTCGTTAGTAATGTTCATACTAATTACATTTCCATGACAACGTAGCGAGGGGACGTACCAGCAATGCTGATTTCACCCGTAAAGACAACGCCATCGGTTTGTGAAACTGAACCACCCGTACCATCATCATTACCGCCTCCACCTTTCACACAGTAGTGGAAGACTGAAGTCGTGGCACCTGTACCGAGACGTACGAAAAGCACGTTAGTACCCAAGTTCTGAATGCTCCAGCCATTGCGTGCTGGATTGCTAGCAAGAGCCGTGGATGTAGCTATGATCGCCGGGGTATTGATCTTAGCTGTTTGGTAAACAATGTTCATAGTTATTCTTCTAAAACGTCAACGAATAAGAGTCCTGTTGTATTTTCATACATAAGGGGCGTAGTCCCAGACCCATCGTCTAGTTCAACTACTGGAACAGGCACATGATTACCATCGTAGGCACTGGAGAGCGTAGAGGGAGAAGTATCAGCAACAGGGGTTATGTCTAGAAGGAGCCTGCTAGTACTACCGTCGGCTTCGATAACAACCACATTGCCATTACCATCAACGCCAAGCACACTAGTAACAAAGTTTTCATCTCGTTTTGCGTTCATAGTAAGCTATAAGTGATTCTAATTTAGCCCTTCTATCGACCAGTAGACGCTCCTGCTTACTGATTTCATCGGCTCGTGTGTCTAGGGCGCTTTTAAGGAGTTCAAGTGATCGCTCTATGGCTATAATGCCATGCTCTTTATTGAAAATAGCGTCCTCTCTTGCCTTATATTGACCTTCTTTTAGGGATAATTCGCTTAATTTTAGCGCTATCTCTTTTTCTACCTGTTCGCGCTTTATTTCGACTTCCTTTTTTGCGCTCGTTAATTGGTCAAAGCCACTATTTAGCTGTTCCTCTCGTTCATCTAGTTCTTCGGATAGGTTTTGAACGGACAAGCGGCTCTTTTCTACGTCTTCTATAGACTTTCTAAGGCTTTCCCTCTCCTGTTCAGTCTCTTTAATAGACTGATCGAGTTCTGATATGCGTTCTTTAAGCCTCGTAGCGTCAGCGCTAGCGTTTAACGTGACCACCTTAGCCTCAAGGGCGGATATTTCGATGGATAACTCGCGTTCTCTAGCCTCTTTCTTGGCTAGTAAGTCTACTTGTTCTTTTTGGTATTCTTCTAGGTACTTTTCACGAGCTAATTTAGCTTCATTAAGCCTTTTTATCTCGTTATTAGCCTCCATAGCATATTCCGCGCTTAGGCGGCGAAGTTCAGCCAGTTCCCCGTTAGGGGTTGGCTTAGATTCGCCGCCTTTCGCGTTTGGCGTGCGTCGCGTGGGAGCGAGCAAGCGCATACTTATTTACCTTCAAACGTATCCTCGTCTGGTGACTTTTCCTTCTTTGGACGACCACGCTTACGCTGCAATTCAGCATTCATAACGAGGGCTTCGGTCTTTTCACTTGAAGCACCGGATGTGTCTTCGAGTACAGGCGCGTCTTCTGGAGTGACAAAGCACTTAGCGAGAAACTCGCCGCGTCTTGCGTCATCCACTTGAAGGCCAGCCTTTTGAAGTTCGCGATCCGTGAGCTTCATGGCGAAGAAGTCAGCAAGGGCTTCTTTAAGAAGCATATACTGACCAGCTTTGAAGTCCCAACCTTCGCTATTGTATTGCTGTGACAGGTCTTCGCCCGTCCAGTTAAAGAAGTATTTAGTTACCATATGAGTTTAGTTTAATGATCTATTAAGCAAGCTGAAGGAACACTGCACCGTATTCGGTGGTAGCAATACCCGTGAGAGCAGTACCAACCACAGCCTGAACACCAGTAGCAGGCTCTACAGCACCAGCCGTACCGTTTGAAGCTACGAGGTTAGTACCTACAGTAACTGCACCGTCAGCAAGGAGAACCGTAGGACCGGAAACCTGCATCCAACCGAAACCGCCAATTGCAACTGGGAATACAGCAGCGCCGATAGGAGCTGAGGTAGCCGTTGTTGGGTTAACGATCGTAGCGGAGTAAGGGTTAGGGATAAGATCAACTTTCGTCGAAGCTGAAGCCGTGGTCGTGAGCAATGGGTCTACCAACGTGAGCTGGAGAGTTGCGCTCAAGAGAGCTGCAGGGTGCGAAGCGATTTCGTACATGTAACCAGCACCCGTTGAGGTGGTGATCATTGCGTAGCCACCAGCATACTGGTTAGCGGTAGCAGCCGTTGCACCAAGGGTAACTGTGATGGTTCGGTCACCAATAGCACCGTTAGCCGTAGGGGCAAGGTTCTGATGGTTCGTGATTTCAGCAGCAGCTTGATAAAGTTTGCCAGGAACAGCAGCTACAGCACCCAACGAGGAGTAGCGGTAGTAGCGACCGTCGCCAGTCGTAGCGAGAGCGCCAAGATTGGTATTTGCCGATGTGGAAGTCGTAAAGATATCCTGACCGGCAATTTGAGTTGCACCAGTGAGATGAGACATAGATTATGAGATTCTTTTAAGTGCGACCACGATGCTTGCATTAGCAAGGTTGGTGACCGTACCTGCAAAGATTAAGTTGACACGAGCGCCAGCGACGATGGTCGTAGGCGAAGCGATGACGGTGCCGTTAACAGGAGTGTTAGCGGTACCAGAAAGCGACATGGTGCCAGTAAGTTGGTTCGTACCAGAAGCGACTGCTTGCGTGCCAGTAGCAACTTCAACCTGCAAAGTACCTGACGTTGAGGTAACACCGAAGTTGGCAGTAACACCGGCAACTTGGTAGGTACCCGAGACGTTATCATTCACGAAAATCGAGTGAGAAACGGCGTAGGACGCGGCAACTACTTGATTTTGCGTAGATGTAACAATCTCATACTTTGAAAGGTACGCACCGTTGATTACGATATCCTTTTGGGTATTGATCGTAGTATCAGCGGCAGCAATTGGGATGTACTGTTCGAGATATTGTGACATAGTAGTCAGTTAAATGAATTAACCAGACTAATTACGTCGTGGTAGCACCCGTGAGCTTAGCGCAGCGTTTTGGATTTTCAGCGATGAACTGACCAGCAACGTAGATTTGCGAAACAACACCAGCGGCGTTAGTAGGCTTAATCCAGTCCGACCATGAGAAACCCATGTCAGAAACGTTACCGTAGTCGTTACCTTCGATATCTGGGCCTTTAACGCTCATGGACTTAGCCATAGGCATGGTAAGGGCATACCAGTTGATAACGTCTTCGTTAAGGAAGATGAACTGACCAGAAGTGCACTTTTCATCAGCAACGATAGCGACACCACGGAAATCAGCCGTTTGGTAACCTGCGCCACCATGACGTTTGTCTTTCGTGAAAGTAACCGTCTTGTTGATGCGATCCTGTGGGGTCAAGAGCTTCTCATAGAGGGAAGCAACAGCCTTGGTCGTAGGGATCAAGGTAGGACGGATCGAACCGGAGGTAGGAGCGTCAAAACCCGTAGCAATGTTAGCAAGCGAGAGAACACCACCCGAGAGAGCAGTAACCGTCGAGCTAAGCGTTGGGTAGGTCGTACGTGAGAGGCCACCAATCGTAGCTGAAACCGTACCATCGTCGATCAAGTAACCAAGACCTGCGAAGTTTGAACCATCACCGAGACCGTTACCGTAGAGCTGGGTACCCATAGCGTCGGCTGCATCCTGTACGGATGATTCAAGCTCAACAGCCATAAGTTCGATAACACGAGCGGTGGTATCGTTAACAGCGATTTCAGTAAGAGAAAGGGAAACAGGGATTGCTGCGAAAGTTGGGTCCCATACCATCTTCTGACGAGTGTCGACAGGAGCGTTAGGGAGCGTCTGCATACCACTAAAGATGGTAAACGAGCTGTTACCCGTGACTTTAACAGGCTTTTCGATCTGGCGACCAGACCATTTCTTAGGAGCGGACATCAAACGCGTTGCGAGGACGTTCGAGTTGAGGAAAGTATCCTGCACTTTGTCCCAAAGTTCGGTTTGGGTGGTCGTGAGGACGCGGTTAGAAAATGCCATATTGGCAGAAAGAGAGGTTAATAATTACATCAAACCCTTCTCCTTCAGTGCGTAGGCGGCGATCTCACTAAATGACATCTTAGACTTCTGTTCACGCGTTAACCCTGTTGGGGCTGCGGCGGTAGCAGTGCGGTCGATAGTCTGCGAAGCAATAGCCTTTTTTTGTTGGACTACTGCCGAAGGTGCGCCCTGTTCTGCCGTTTTAATGCGGTTGAACAGTTCATAGCCAGCTACAATGTCATACTTTCTCGTACCGTCAGGGTTGAACCCGCCGATAGGATTCTCAAGATAGAACTTCGTAAACTCGTTACGTTCATTGGTACCAGGTTCAAGGCGAACGCCGTGCTTATCCTGGATCTCTTTGAACTGTTGGGAGATATACTCTTCTTCCTGTTGTTTGATCTTGCGCTGCTCTTCGCGTTCCTGCTGTTCCTTTTGTTGTTTCTCCATGAATACCCGCTCGGCTTCCTGACGTTGAACGTTTAGAAACTCCGCATAGGCTTCAGGATCTTCACCATAGACATCAGCAAAGAACTTAGGGATCTTTACCCCTTCCGTTGGTTTATCAACGATAGGAGCCGTGCCTTTTGACTGTTGGACAAGGCCCATAGCTTCCTCGAACTTCTCTTTGAAGTAATTCTTCTCTTCAACGAGTTCTTGAAAGCGAGGGTGCTTATTGAACGGTAGATTATTGGTTTCGTCAGGAATATTAGCTTCTTCGACTTTCGTCTCAGTTGCCGGTTCGCCTTCCTGCGAGGGCGATTCTACGTCTGGTTTGTTTTCCGCTGGCGAGGCTTCAGAGGTTTCCTTCCCCTGTTCGTCGATATTCTGATCGTCAGCTAGTGAGCCTTCGATCTCGACGTTCGCCATAAGATCACCGATTGTATCAATGTCCTTCTGTTCTTCATTCATATTATATCATTTAATTGAGTTTTAATAAAACTTATTCGGCCGTGACTTTGAGGATGGTGAAGCAACCTTCAATAGATCCATCTTCACACAGCTCTTTCTCTCTCATCTTAACTTTTAAGGTGAGAGTGTAGTTTTCGCCTACATCCCAATCCTTAACAGCTTTTAGCATTGTATCGTCCAGTTCGAGTTCTGGTTCGCGTTCAAACATCGAAGATCCCATTAGTTTCATATCTATCCTACAGGTACGCTATTGAGTAAATCTTGGCTTAACATCTGGCTATTATCTGGTGCCATAGGGACACCGGCCATGTCAGGTTGTGAACCTGCAGGAGCCGTAGGCGCTGTTTGTGGCGCTGGTGCCATCTGTTGAGCAAGCTCTGGGTATAAGGCCATTGGGTTCTGTTTCTCAAGAACGACGTTGCTGGCCGTCTTCATAGGGTTGCCATCGCCAAGTCTCTTGTGAAGATCAAGGAGTGAAATAGCGCCTGCGCCGTAAAGGTCGATAGCTTGATTTGCTTTCGTAAGAGGGTCATCAGGAATGAGCGAACCTTCTTTGACCGAGATAAAGAGCTGGGAGTTGAGAAGATCCGATGATCTAAGGGTTACATACTCTCTAGCACCCTCCTCGCCTAGGACGGAGGCAACGTGTGGCTCGTCATAGTAGACGTACATGAGCTGAACCATCCAGTTAAAAATCTGATCGGCTACCTGTTCAAGGTACTCAGTTACACCGCCACCGATACGTGAATCGTCACTAGTCTTTGCAAGGATCTTGCCTCTCACTGTCTCCTGTCCGCTGATACCGGTAGGGGTTGAGCCCTGTACACCGACAATGGACATGATGCGCTGTCTAGCGTCCTGAAGTGAGGTGTAAATGTAGTTAGGAAGCGCAGGTGCTACGTCACGCGAGATAGCTCCGTTAACATCACCTTGTGGCACCCATACAGACTTACCGTCTTCAAGTGCCTTAGCTGCGCGGCCTGCCTGCTCTTGAGTGAAGTGATCACCAGAGATACGCATACCAGCGTTGGTATTGTCTGCGTTTCTATCTAATTGATAGTTACGCTTGTAAACAATGTCCTGTAAGCCTTTGACCTGTTCGATTAGCGAAGTGTCGTCGTATGGATGCTCATCAGTCGTGAAGACTGATAGGAAGACATAAGGGATCTTAGGAATCTTGAAATGGTTACTACCCTGTACTGGGACTTTAATCGGGTTGCCGTATTGATCTACTGATTCTTTCTCACCGTCGTAGTTCCAGTGTGGATTCTTGAACTTACCGAGGACAAGTTCCTCCATCGTGTAGAACAGGTATTGAGGTGTCCACCATTCGATATAGCCCATGCGAGTACCTAGCGCACCGTTACACTTAGCCAATATTTCCGTCTTCTTCTTTGGGAAGCGCTGGATAAGAGTTGAGGCCATGTCCGTTCGGTTCTCACCGATGAACTCGCCTGTATATTCGAGGTTGTCAGCGATGGTAGCTTTTGAATCAAGGATGATCTTATCCGGTCTTACCGTTTGAATAGCAATCTCCCCGATAGCATCGTTCCAGCCTAGCTTCCATACACCGAGGCGGTTAAGTGACCAATGTCTCGTCCCCTTCTTTAGAACAAGTTTAAGACGCAATTCATCAGCCTTAGCGATAAGCATTTTGCGTACGTCTTCGGCTAACTGTTGGGATTCTTCACTAGGTCCTGCGTCTACGACTGGTTCAGGGTTCTTCTTGGTAGCAATCGGTAAAAGCGTCTCGATAGCTTCAAAGATCACGTTATCAGCTAACGGTCTACGATCACCCCAGAGGGTTAGAAGTGAATTAGGCTGTCCCTTCCAATAGGAAAAGTTCTCCTTGCGGATCTTGTCTAGCTGGTAATTGCCTTTATTAGAAGCCTCATAGCGTTGTTTCAACGCCAAAAGCTCAGCGTCATCCATGCTTAGCTCAAGTTCCTCTAATGGGGCTTCGATAGCACCCTCTACTTTCTCACCATCCTGATTCACGCGATTCTCATCAAAGAATGCGGTTGAGTACGCTTGGATCTTGTCCATAGTTTTAGTATATTATACCACTTTATTCTTTACTCGCATATGGCTTATGCAGTATCGGCATGCGCCCTTTTGCATCAAACGTAATGCCCATTGGCACCTCATCACTAGGGTTAATAATCGCACCGTAACCTTGAGCGAACTTGTCCATACCTACACGCATATAGAGAAGTGCGTGCATAAGATGATCATCACCGCTGCGCTTCCATAGATAGTCAAAGGTTCCTAGTGCTTCGTTCTCCTCTTTCTCACGGTACATATTCGAGGCGTGGTCTATGAGGGTCTGCCAGTACTCTTTGGTTCCGTAGAACGTCATGCGACAGTCATCAAGCTCACCAACAAGCATCGAGATCATACGGTTGCGGTCTACCTTCACATTACCCGCTTCTTTCTTATCACCCCATCTAATGAGTTGCATGGTCTTCTTGTCCTTCTCATAGTGACAAAGAAACACCCGACCGTGGTACTTCTCTCTTAACTTACGGGGAGCGATAAGATCCCCACCCTGATCACAGACGAGAACGGATCTAGGCCAGCGTTTAAGCATGTCCTCGATCTCTTCATACCCACTAGCATGTCCCCACTTGAAGACACCGTTACGAGTGCCACAGGTGTACCAAAGCGTTGTGCCGGTATCGAGACCGATGATCACACGTTCATCAGCGACATCGAACTGTTCGTTAATGAGGTTCTTTGTAAAATTAGATTCAGGAATCTTGTTACCTTCTCCGATATAGGGTAGACCTAGGACTTTAGTATAGAAATACTCTTGATCCTTCGTGTAATAGTTACTAATGATCTCCTTCGCTGAGATCCAGATACACATCATGGAGTTAATCCAGTATCCAGACCATTCCTTATCCTTAAACTTCTGCACCCATCTACCATGTCGTCTCATGCTATCCGTTAGGATCTTGTCACAGTACTTACAAACGTAGGCTTCACGTTCAAAGCAAATAGAATCAGGCCAATCCATGTACTGCTCTTTGTTACAATGTCCGCAGGTAATAAACCAATGCTTTTGATCTGATAACTGCCAGAACTTATGCGCTCCCACTCCCTCATAGGATGGGTGAGAGAATAGCCAGCGCCACTTGAACTTGGAATGTCTTAGACGTGTTTCGTAATCCTCGATGATCTGTAGGTTTGAAGCATCAAGCTCATCATGGACGATAAGATCCGCAGGGACGGAGATAGCCGCCTTCTTAGTCCATGTACCCTTGAAATAGACCATAGACTCACCGATCTTCTTCGTTTCAATCGTATCTCTATCCTGTGTTAGTGTCTGCATTACTGGGTTCTGCCTGATAAGGGAGTTGAGACGAGCACCTACGAAGGTACTAACATCGCTATCAGTAGGCATGGTATAGATCACTTCCAGCTTATAAGCCCATACTACCCAGAACAGTTTGATCATCTGTAGGAGTGTAAGACCTACCTGAGCCGGCTTCATGATCACCTGTAACGGGCTAAGATCGCTATAGATATCAAAAAGGAACGGGTGATTCCTAAAGTCTAGGGGTTCACCGCGTTCAGTCTTGATACCATGCTCCTGTAACCAGGCATGGATGGATATTCTTGAAAGCATTACAGTCTACCCTGGTTTTCTAGGCGCATAGCTCGGCGTACTACTTCCGCTGTGTTCTCATGGAACTCACGCTTGTTCTGTTCCCTGGACTTCATCTCCTTCATTGCGTCTGGCTTACCATAGATCTGCTCAAATAGGCTTGAGCCTCTCTGTAGGATATCCCTTAGATGGTCTCTACGGTATCTAGAATCGTTTATCTTTCCGTCTTTGATACGATACACCTGTTTCTTGCCACAAGAGGCGCATACGTCAACGTGAGCCATTTCATCCGATAGTCTAAAGTCTCTACGATAGTCACATAGTATCCCTTTCCTACACACTGCCCCACTATAGGCTTTCGACTTCCGTATCTCGTGAAGGATCATAGTCGTTATCAAAGTTCATGAATGAGTTGATAAGTGGGCTCTGCTCTAGAATTACTCCCTTTTGCTTTGGGATAAGCTTAGCCAATGGCTGGTTTCTTTCATGTGGCTTTCTTGCAAAGAATTCGATAACAAACGTAATCAAGAGGCCAGTGATAACGCCTAGGGCGTAGATGATGATGGACATTTATTTGATGATTAGCTTTCTTAGTGCGTCCTCATAGTCATTTCTTACCTTCTCAACTTCTGGACTATTAAGGTTTTCAGTCTTCATAGCTTCGCCTAGCGTCGTTATGTCAATCTTACTAGGGACTAACTTGTCCATAAGCCTGCCTAGTAATCGCTCGTTGCCCTGTAGGATCTTTAATGAAGCGATATCCCTAGCAGCATATTTCCTACTCTTAACCTTTGCTATTAGCCCGTCTATATCCTGCACGTTCTTCCATAAGTCCTCATGCCATATAGCGTCCTGTCGTTCTTCATAGGCTGACTTTCTTCCCCCGCCCTTATTATTTGGATTTCCTACTCCTGGTCTTGGCATATTGCTTTGTATTATATTAAACTTATTTATCCGCTTAACTTAGCGATACTTATATTATAACATCTACTTATCCCCACGTACACTTGCCATAATAGCGAACGTATGCTATAGTGTATTTACTATGATAACAGCAAGCGAGATGGGCAAGCGATCTGCGCTAAGACGCAAGGAGCTAGCAGGTACTGAAGGCTTTAATGAACATATGCGAGCAATCGCCTCTAAACCTAGAATTAACGCAAGAAAACATATGACTAATAACTTAGAAGCCGTTAACGAGATTAAGTACCTTTTTAACATGGGTAAGATTACCTATGAAGAAATGCGCTTAAAAGGTAACGCTATTGTAGAAGCAATGAACGTACAGGGTGAGGTTATTGCTAAAAAGCATGGCGTTAAATACAAGAAGTTATCTTTTAGCTCAATCTTCAGATAACTCATCGGCTGATGGGTCTTCGTAAAAAGGGGCTTCTGGTAAAATGCCAGTAGCTTTTTTTGCGTCTCCTTTAACAAAGATCAGTACGTTTTGGTGCATTTTGCCAAACTTTCTGCTACTTTTGAATTGCGCTGATGTTCTAAGAGCTAGATTACCGATAGGAGTTACATATACAGCTTCATTATAAAAACGAAGGCCAGCTTTTTCAAAGGCTCTTATTGTCATTCCGATAAAATTACTTAGGCTACCATCTTTTTTGCGTACATCACCGACCACGAACGCGGCGAATCTATTATCTTTTAACTTACTACAGGCTTTTCTTATAATTTCACTATAGAACTCGTCGAACTTCTCTGCTGGCATATTACTCAAATCAGCCTTATCGTCTGAATATACCTCTAAGTCTAAATAAGGTGGGCATGAAAATATAAAGTCGAAACTGTTGTCTTCGATAGTGTCTAGCTTGACCATGCTATCGCCGCATACCCAAGTTACGCTTTTACTGCATTCGCTAAGTAGATCTTCGCCCTGTGCAATGTTTGCATTTACCTGCTCTTCTCTTAGCTCTATACCAAGATAATCAAAGCCAGATAACCCTGCAACGATACCTCTAACAGAACCCCCAGCAAAAGGGTCAATGATAAGTCCGTCCTTTGGTACAAACCACTTGTATAAAATCTCTGCGAGCGCTGGGTCAAAGATAGAACCACCCTCTTTAAGTTTACCAGAGTTTTTAAATGCTGCATCTAACATAGGACTAGAAGATGTATTTTTACCTAAGCCTCTACCAAGCTCGCTTGAAATACCAAGATCAATCCATGATCTTTTCCTTTCCATCCATGGTCCGCTCCTGCTGTCTAATATAGTAAAAGGCGCTACACCCCACTCTTTCAACAGCTTGCCTTTTGATTCTCCCTGTCTGCTCTCATAATTTGATTCGAACAATAGCTTGTCTACATCAAAACCGACATCCTTCAATAGTTCAACCTCAAAATTATCAACGAGGCTCTTTGTATCCCATTCACCCGTGTTCTTATTCGAACGTAGGTTGTACTCCTTGGCTTCCTCATCGGTAAGCTCACGACTAGGGATACGCACATCGATCAATTCGTCGCCCTTACCAAGTCTTTTAAGGATTACTACCCTCTGGTGGCCTGCAAGTATGGTGCCATCCGTGTTAATAGCGGGGATTTCTGCAAGGCCAAACTTAGTAAGAGACTTTTCAAGCTGTGCTGCCTGCTCGTCCGTCATCCGTCTAGGGTTATATTCGGCTGGTAGAAGATCATCTACTTTCTTTTGTACCGTAGTCCAGTTTATTTGCATTTTATATCTTTAGTTAATTGATTTTACCCCCTAATTATACCATATAAATATGCACAATACTAAAAACGGCCATAGTAGCCGTCTCTAGTTTCCACCTATTGATCACCTAGGTTGTCCATCCTTAACGCTATCCGTACGCATAGCACTATGTAGATAGGCAATTTGTATCTAAGCCTTTTAGTCTAGCGATAGGTTGAGCATTTAGCGTTTGAGACCTCGCGAGTACGTGCTGTAGATACTTATATTATACACGGTATTTGATTACTAGTTAACCGTCGATGTTGATAACTATTTGGCTTCTTCTGGCTCGATTGAGATAACACCCTCGGTAGTAAGGAACATAGTCGCAGCAGATACAGCGTGTTCAAGAGCGCAACGGGTTACTTTCGCAGGGTCAATGATACCTTCCTTTAACATATCATCCACATACGTATCATTAGCAGCGTTGTAACCGGCATTGTCTTTAAGTAGTTTGACCTTATCAACAACTGAACCACCGTTCTTGCCTGCATTGGTAGCGATCCAGTAAAGAGGCCATTCGATAGCTTTGAAGACGATTTGAGAGCCTAGGGCTTCATCTCCTACAAGATCGAGCTTTACTTCAGCAGCGGCGCGAAGGATAGCGACACCACCACCGGCAACGATACCTTCTTCAACGGCGGAACGAGTAGCACAAATAGCGTCCTCGATACGGTGTTTGATTTCCTTTGCTTCCGTTTCAGTTGCAGCGCCTACACGGATGACACCGATACCACCTGATAGCTTAGCGATTCTTTCAGTAAGGTAGTCTTTATCCATTGGGGACTTCGTATCTTCAAGAGCGGTCTTAAGCATGACGACACGTAGGTCATTAGCTTCCTTTGAACCTCCACCGTTTACGATCGTAGTATGATCTTTGGTCGCTTCTACCTTTTCAGCCTTACCGAAGTCTTCTGGCTTAATGGATTCAATTGATCGTCCGGTTTCATCTGAGAAGAAGGTTGCACCTGTAAGGGTTGCGATGTCTTCAAGGTAGGCGCGGCGCTTATTGCCAAAGCTTGGTCCACGGACGGCGATACATTTAAGGTTACCCATCTTGATATTAAGTGAGATGGAAGCAAGGGCAATGCCTTCAACTTCATCCGCGAAGATGACAAGCTTACCAGATCCAGCCTGCTGTGAAGCCTCTACAATCTTGAGGAAGTCTTCAGCTTTTGAAATACCTTTATCTGTTACGAGAATAGTGGGGTTCTCAAGCATTGCATTGCCTAGTTCATCCGTAATCATCGAAGGGGCAATATACCCGCGGTCGATTCTAAAGCCTTTAACGATCTCAGTTGTAATATCTGACGTTTGGGAGTCTTCAACCATGATAATGCCTTCTTTCCCGACTTCCTCCATAGCCTTGGCGACGATCTGACCGATGACAGGATCGTTAGCGGAGATAGAAGCTACCTTAGCGATATCATCACCTGATACTTGCTTGGCAAGTCCTTTAATACCTTCCACGATGGCTTGAGAGGCTACTTCCATGCCTTTCTTGAGGGATAGTGGGTTAGCACCAGCAGAAACGTACTTGATGCCTTCGGAGATAAGCGCTTGCGCAAGTACGGTGGCCGAACTGGTACCGTCGCCAGCGATATCATTTGTCTTACTAGCTACCTCTTTTACAAGGTTAGCCCCTAACTTTTCGATAGGGTCTTTCAAGCTAACGTTCTTTGCTACCGTTACACCGTCTTTCGTCACCATTGGTGCGCCAAAGCCGGTATCAATAAGAATGTTGCGTCCCTTTGGCCCTAGCGTAGCTTTAACAGCATTAGCGAGCTTATCGACACCAGAAGCGAGCTTCTTGCGGGCTTCTTCACTGAAAGTAATGTTTTTATTCATGTTTGTATTATTAAAGGACTAAAGGATGGCAAAGATATCACGCTCGGTAAGTTGCAGGAGCTTTTCGCCGTCGATCTCCACCTCATCAGGGGAGTATTTATTGAAAATGACGGTGTCTCCTGCTTTAACCGTTACAGGCTTAAAGTTACCGTTCTCGGTTAATCCTGGACCTGCATGGACTACGGTACCGCGGTCGGTCTTTTCTACCGCACTGTCAGCGATAGCGAAGCCTGTTGAAGTGGTGTCTTTTTTAATCGGCTTTAAGTAAATTGTATCGTTTAATGGTTGCATATTATTTATTTGGTGCCTTTATTATACATCCTCTCTCTAATAAACTCCACCATATCCGCAAACTCTGATAGGTTTCTGCCTTCTAGGATAGCTTCGCAGTAGGTGATGAAACGGTCACGGGTCATATTACGTCTCTTCAAGAGAGTGAGTTATTTATCCTTCATGGCCTTCATACACTCGTTGAAAAGAAACTCCTGATAGTAGGCGTACGTTTCATCACATTCCTTCAGGTAAATTCCCCTCGGTTCTAGGACATGTTGAGTGATGTGTACGATCTCATGAACGAGGTGTCCTACATCCTTCTTCCTTCTTAGCCAAATGACGTAGTTCTTGCATCGGCTGTTCCAAATGCTTTTAGCCCCAACAGGCCAGTCGAAGTTCAGTTCAAGAACGGATTTGTCCCCCATGATCTTATAAACGGCTTTCTTTGCCTTCTCTCCGTCCGATTCAACAATAAGATGGATGGTTGTACGGAAGACGGGGTCGATAATCTTTTTTATCATACCTCTTCAAGAGAGTTGATATAATCTTGTACCATCTGAACCTCATAAACCTCTCCTTTACATAATCGTATAATCTCCCACTTCACCCTCTTATCAATCGTGAGAGGGGAGACGGCGATTTCGAAGGTGAAGTGCTGTAGATCTAGGTTGCAAATTATTGGGTCTCCATCAAAAGCAATGCCCCATCTGTATCGTTCATCTCCATTATCACGAGCGATCTCTCCCTCTCTCCCTCCCAATCTAATCTTTGTCCCTACTTCTAGGGTGTCAGTGTCTTTGTTGAATGGTTTATAGGTCATAGGAGGGCTACATAGAAAGCAATTCCTCACCTGGTTCAGTTGGGTTTGCTTCTGGGTTGTGTGCTGTATCAAATAGTTTCATAGTTTATTTATTGTTAGCTTCATAAAATGCTTTAGCGAACCCTTGCGAGCATAGTGAACGAAACTCCATATCGGACGTTGGTTCTGGTAGCCCTTCAAACTCTGGTATGAACTTGAAATGGCTTTTGTGCATGAAAGCAAGCGATGGTTTGCCACGTCCTGGACGCTGGTATAGCCCTTCGAGTTTCGGCACGTCTTCCCATTTCTTATAAAGCTTCTCTGGTTTATTGAACTTTCCCCAAAGCGCTGTCTTCTTTGTCCATGGTGAGCCGAACTCCCAGGGCTGATAAGTAAAATCTGGTTTGCCTAGTACATCTTTCAACGCCCCCGTTGCTGGGTTCTCAATCACCCAGAAAGCTACGTCTCCAGCTTCTTGAATAATGCGCTGGCACTCTCTCACTAGCTTCATGCCTTCTTCAATATTACGAGCCTTGCCGTCTGCTCTGGCTGTTGAGAACTCGGTACAGACAGGGTTGGCGATTATTCCGTATACATCTTTGGGCGGGTGGTAATTCTCAACGCCGATAGTTTCGCCAACTAGGATGACTTCATGCCCAGCGTCTCGCCACGGTTTTGTATCTGAACCTGTGTCAGCGCAAAGGTGCAGTATCTTCATAATTCCTTTAAGGTTAAATTCGTTTAGTCTTTAGACTTAGGGATCAATCGGATAATGATGGTCTTCTCACAGTAAGGGCACGTAACTGACTGTAATTGGTCATTAACCCAGTGGTG